CAGAGGTCTGTGTCATGTTGCACTGGTATGCAGCAAAGACTAAATCCGGGCAGGATTCAGTCGCTCTGGCCAACCTGAAAAAGCAACTGTTCGAAGTCTACTATCCACGGGTCATCATTGGCAAAGACAAGACCGAGGCGCTGTTTCCCGGTTATGTCCTGATCCGCTTCCACCTAGAGACTGAAAGCTGGCGATCGATTAACTATACGCGTGGCATTACTCGCCTATTGTCATCATCGCCAGACGGCAAGCCATCGCCACTCCCGGACCTAGAAGTAAACAGGATACAGTATCGGGAAGCCCATGGTGAATTACGTATTCCCCATCAGGACACCCCACGCCAAGGTGACAAGGTACGCATGAAGGTCGGCCCTTATGTCGATCAGATCGGTGAGGTAATCCGCACCAGAGGCGAACGGGTCGAGTTCCTAATCCAGTTGCTCGGCCATAACGCTAGGTGTATAGCTCCTAGCCACACACTGCAGATGGTAGATAGGCAGGGCTGATCCTGTGCGGTAGCTATAATGCGGTGGTACAATACCAGAGCATGGCGTAGTCGTCGGCTCTCTCAGCTTATCAACCACCCGCTATGTCGCATGTGCCTAGAGCGCGGTGACGTCGCTGCAGCTACCGTAGCGGATCACGTCATCCCACACCGAGGGGACAAGAAGTTATTCTTTAACAGCGGGTTGCAGTCCCTCTGTGCGTCATGCCACAGCAGACTTAAGCAGCAAGAGGAAACCATCGGCTACATGACTGACGTGGGCCTAGACGGTTGGCCTATTGACCCTAATCATCCTTCAAACAAGAAATACCAAGCAACCTAGTCCACAAGGGTGGATGAGGGCATAGGGGGGGTTAGGTCAAAAGTTTCACATGAAAAAGCTAGAAAACCGGTTCCGCCCGTAAAGTTTTCTAAGTCGCAACAATTCGAGGCTGGACCTAAAAACAAGTCGATAATGGACCAAGGATACAAACGTGAAACAGAATGGTCGGAAGAGCGCGGCGCAGAGGTCGGTCGAGAACATCGTCAAGCTCAAGGTCTTTGATGGCGGCGGTGCTCCGCAGGAGCGGGCGGCCCCGCCATCGGATTTGACGCCGCGACAAGCCGAGATTTGGCAGGCGATAGTCCGGGATGAGCCGGTCGATTTTTTCAGCACCAACGCAACGCAGATGATGCTCAAGGCGCTGGTGCAGGCGGTCGAGAGTCTGGAGATTGTACAGGCGACGATCAATATGTTTGAGCCTTCGTGGCTCAAGAGCGGAAACGGGGCGAAGCGTTATCACGAGTATATAAAATCCCGCTCGCTGTGCATGGCGGATGTAGCGAAATATACAACCAAGCTGCGGCTTACTAATCAGGCCCGGTACACACCGAAGGCAGCGGGGACGGCGTCTAATAATACGCTGAAGGGTAACAAGCCGTGGGAGTGGGACCCGCCATTCAAATGAGTAAGCGGCGGCTGACGCGCGGACAGAAAAATATCGAGTGGATAGAACAATACTGCCGGGTGCCTGAAGGACCAGACGTTGGTCAGAAAGTAAAGCTTCGTACTTGGCAGAAGCGCGAGATACGCAGGATCTACGACAACAAGCACGGGACCCGGCGTGCGATCATATCGTTCGGGCGGAAGAACGCTAAGTCGTCGCTCGCGGCGATGCTTCTACTCTTGCATCTGATAGGATTAGAGAGTCGAAGAAATTCGCAGCTTTTCAGCAGTGCTCAATCGCAGCGGCAAGCCAGCCTAATCTTCTCGCTGGCGACGAAGATGATCCGTATGGACCCAGATTTGCGAGCCTGCGTGATGGTCCGTGATGCTAGCAAGATGCTGGTATGCCCGGAAAGAGGTACTGAATATCGCGCGCTGTCTGCCGAAGTAAAGACCGCGTTCGGGCTCAACCCGGTCTTCATAATTCACGATGAGCTAGGGCAGGTACGCGGGCCGACAAGTGAACTCTATGAGGCGCTGGAGACGGCGACCGGCGCACAGGAAACCCCGCTCTCCATAATTATCAGCACGCAGGCTCCTACTGACAACGATCTGCTTTCGATCCTGATAGACGATGCGAAGGCGAAGAATGATCCGCGTGTTGTGCTTTCGCTCTATACCGCACCGGCAACCGCACCGGCATTCGATGAGAAGACTATCAAGATGGCGAACCCGGCGTTCGGGGACTTCCTCAACAAGCAGGAAGTCATGGCGATGGCCGAGGATGCGAAGCGGATGCCGAGCCGTGAGGCTGAGTACCGCAATCTAGTGCTCAATCAGCGCGTCGAGGCGCATGACCCGTTCATCAGCAAGTCACTCTGGCAATCGTGCGGTGGATTGGTTGATGAGGATTGGGGCGATACGCCGGTATACGGCGGACTCGATCTGTCATCGGTCAATGACCTTACCGCGCTTACTCTTATCGCGAATGTCAGAGGTACGTGGCAGGTCAGAGCAATGTTCTGGCTACCTGAAGACGGGATAGCGGAGCGGTCGCGGCGGGATCGCGAGAACTACGTGGTATGGGCACGGGAGGGTTTTATAGACCTCACTCCGGGTAAGTCGATAGAGTACGAGTATGTCGCTATTCAGTTAGCTGAGATTCTACGAGGGGTGAACATTCAGAAGATCGCTTTTGATCGGTGGAATTTCAAAAATCTAAAACCGTGGCTGCTGAAGGCTGGGTTTGAGGAAAAAGAGCTAGAGGAAAAGTTTGTAGAATTTGGGCAGGGCTATCAGTCGATGAGTCCGGCGTTGCGATTCGTAGAATCTCTGTTGTTAAGCGGTAAGCTGGCGCATGGAAACAATCCGGTCTTGACGATGTGCGCAGGTAGCGCGGTCGTTACTCGCGATCCCGCCGGTAATCGTAAACTCAATAAGGTGAAGTCGCGTAAACGTATCGACGGAATGATATGTCTGGCGATGGCTGCTGGGCTAGCGGAATCCACGCCAGTTGAGCAGCCTAAAGAGTTTCAGGTTATCATCATATGATGACTCAGGATCAGCGCATCGCCGTCATGGTCGCCATCTCTGTGCCATTGACGATTATCGTGGCCACTGTCACGATCTGGTGCACTCATCCTTTCGCCCGGCACAATTGGTGTCCTTATTTTTGCGATTTGTTTCTGAGTGATAAGCACAACGCGAATACCAGATGGTGATCCTATGAACATTCCTATGAGCATTTCCAAGAACATGAACCGTGCGTATTCGGTTCTGGAAGTGAAAACGGTTGATGAAGATCAGCGTATCATTTCCGGCATTGCCACCACGCCTTCGGCTGATCGCGTTGGTGACATTGTGGAGCCATTAGGCGTCAAGTTCAAAAATCCGTTGCCGCTACTTCACATGCACCGGTCCGATCAGCCGGTTGGTACCGTGAAGTTTGACAAGGCGACCAAGGAAGGAATCACGTTTACTGCGAAGATGCCACGCATGGCCGCGTCTGGCCCATTGAAAGATCGCATCGATACCGCGTGGGAAGAAGTCAAGCTAGGTCTGGTGCGTGGCGTGTCTATCGGTTTCCGTCCGATTGAAATGTCGATGATGGATGACGGTGGAGTTCGTTTCCTTAAAAGTGAAGTTCTGGAATTGTCGCTCGTGACTATTCCGGCGAATGCTGAAGCCAGCATTCACACGATCAAGTCTATCGATGCCGAAGCTGTGGCCGCGACTGGCCCCACCGGACCTAATGGTTCGATTGGTGTAGATGGCATTTCCCCTCCCGGCGTCACGGGAAAAACGATTGCTGCACCTGTGATTAAAGCCGCCCCAAAGGAGGGCAAGATGAAAACCTACGAAGATCGAATCAAGGATTATGAAGCCACGCGCATGGCGAAGGCCGCGCGGATGGCCGAACTGATGAACGCTTCCGGCGAGGAAGGCGAGACGCTGGGCGAAGCCGAGCAGACTGAATACGATACCGCTCGCGACGAAGTGAAGGCTATCGATGCTCACCTTGTGCGCCTGCATGAGATGAAGGCGATGGCTGTAACGCAAGCGGTGCCGGTGGTAGCGACTACTCCTGATGTCGCAAGCAAGTCACGCGGCGGCGTCAAGGTCGAAGTGATCGGCTCGATGGTGCCGAAAGGCATTACCTTTGCCCGGTTGGCAATTGCCAAGATGATCGCTTCCCGCGAAATGTGCCCGCCGCATGAAATTGCGAAAATGCGTTGGCCTGATCAGCCGGAGATTCAGACTATCCTCAAGGCTGCGGTCACCGCTGGCTCCTCCACTACGATGGCGGGGTTGGTCGAGCCGCAGATGTATACGCAGGAGTTCATCGAATATCTGTGGCCGCGAACCATCATCGGCAGGATTCCGGGACTGACGCGGGTGCCGTTCAACATCAAGGTCCAGCGCCAGATCACCGTTAGCTCGGTCAACTGGGTTGGTGAAGGCAAGCCGAAGCCAGTCAGTAAGGGTTCGTTCGACACCGTGACGCTTGGTTACTTCAAGATCGCGGGCATCGTCGGGCTCACGGATGAAATCGTGCGGTTCTCTTCACCATCGGCGGAAGCTCTGGTGCGCGATGAACTGGCGAAGGCAATCATCAAACTGATGGACAAGGACTTCCTTGATCCGGAAAAGGCGGCGGTTGCCAACACGTCACCGGCATCCGTGACCAACGGTGTTACTCCGATCACGGCATCGGGCACTGCTTATTCCAATTTCGTCACGGACTTCGGTCTTGTGATGGCAAACTTTGATGCGGCTGAAATCGACACCAGCAGCCTCGTCATGATTACGCGTGCGCGTCAGGCTCGCACCTTGGGGCTGATGCTCAATGCGCTTGGCCAGCCGCTATTCCCGAATGTGGGAGCGACCGGTGGCAATATCATGGGCTTCACCGTCATCACTTCCACCAACGTGGACTATACGGAAGACAGCCCGCAGGAAGGCGACAACATCATCTTCCTGAATGCGCCGGATATCTTCCTTGCGGATGACGGCTCGGCACAGATCGATGTGTCGCGTGAAGCCAGCGTGCAGATGAACGATGCGCCGGACGATCCTGCGAGTGCTTCGACCGTGATGGTCTCGGCATTCCAGCAGAACTTGGTGTTCGTACGTGCAGAACGTTACATCAACTGGCTGAAGCGGCGCGCTGAAGCAGTCCAGTATATCAAGGCGGCCAAATACGCTTAAGGTTTCCTTCCGATCCTATAGCGTTAGAGTCGCATGGTGAGAAGACCGGGGCTTGCAGTCCCCAAGCCAATGGCTCCGGTCTTTTTCTTTTTTGAATAGAGGAGTTCATCCCATGGCTGATAAAGTTAAGCTGGTCGCGAAGGAGCGGTTTACCTACGCTGGCAAGAATGTCGAAAAGGGTGATGAGTTTGAAGCTGGGGCAGAAGATGTCGGGTTGCTGACGGCGGCATTCCGGCCGATGGCGGAGAAGAAGGGCAATGATGTTAGTCCGCTGTCAACTAAGGACTTGCCGCCTGCCACGAAGCCCTATCC